TGCATTTTGAGTACTTGAACCTTTTGAAAATTCAATCACACAATAATCTATTCCTCCGGCGCCCAGCTTCCAATCTGTATGGGGAATTGTTTTAATTCCTATTTTCCCATCCGTATCAATAACAAACCCAGGAGTACTGACAATCCCGCTACCATGATAGATATTTAAATTATCAGTCGTTCCAACGACTCCAATGCTAAACTTTGCCGTAGGAGTCGCATCAGTCCGAAATTGAATCTGCGGGCTAAGATCAGTATCAAGCTTTCCGGTAATAGTTAAAACAGGATCAGCGCTATCGGACAATATCTCTAACATCGAAGCGGGTGTGAATGAGGTAATGCCTACACCCACATCGCCGCCATCGACTACCTCTACAGCAAGCTCTTTAGAGGTGGGAGCGTACAACTTAAAATGCCGATGTCCCGCCGTGTAAATGGTTTCCTCAACGCAATCTTCGACGACAGTATTGATTATATCCTGCCATGCCTGGTATTCAACAGACCCCCACGGGAGTGCATCTCCTGGTTGATTTAATGTAAATCCTTTATATCCGGTTGCCATAATAACTCCTTACGCTGGTATAGCAATATTATTATTTATTTTCATTATCATTTCAATTCCGGCCTGTGCATTCACTGCGTCATCACCCGCATTGACTTTTATTACTATTCCGTAAAATTGGCCGTCACCTATACCGGTAATAGCTGACGGATCAAAAGAATATTTTACAGCCATTCGACCGCTTGACAATTTCTTAGATGTTAAATATAATCTGGCGGCTGAATAAAGATCGTCGCCAGTCCCTTGCCAGTTGTCACTAGTTGAACTCGGAGGTGTCATTATATATAAAATAGCTGTCAAGGTTGTCACCTCTTCAAGATCGTCAACGTTCAAAGTTATTTCACCGTGAGCTGTAGAGTCCTGATTTAATTCAATGACGGGTAAAATATTTTGCGGGTAATCGAAATCAAATATAACTTTTTTTGACATTGTTCGTAATCCTTTTCCGATAATGATTATAAAACCACTCGTTATAAATATCGTGTGACTTTTGGCGTTTATTAAAATATGTTTCAATGTGTGGTAAATGTTTACTTCAGGAACTACTATAATTGAATGAGTACCGGGAGTAATATTTACAGACTGTTTGACCTGTGTTATAAATTGATCTAATGCGAGTCTGTGTGTGCCGGGCGTTGCTATAATAGAATCTTTGATATGCTCAATAGTAATACCAACTAATGCAGAATGCGTCCCAGGCGTTGCGGTAACGCTCTGTTTTGTCTGGTCAATTACTTCGTCAAGAGCTACAACATGGGAGCCGGGCGTTACTGTGATACTTTTTTTAATCTGATTCATTAAAATATCTATCGCTATCGAATGCGATTTGGTTGTCGCTTTAATGGATTTCTTTATCTGACTAATTGCTATGTCAAGCAAAGGTGTATGTGTCCCCGGAGTTATTGTAATAGATTTCTTTGTGTGAGGAATGGCGACTCCTAATAATATTGTATGCGATTTGGGAGTCACCGTTACGGATTTCTTGCTATGGGAAAAAGCGACGTCGATTAATGGGGAATGGGTGCCGGGGGTAGTAACGATAGATGTCTTGCTTTGCGATATCGCTTCGTCAAGTAGTGCTGTATGCGTTCCCGGCGTTGCTTCGATGGATGTTTTTGTGTGATTGATTTCGACGTCCTCGACTCCGACGGGTTCATCAACCCCGACACTCCATACCGAAGTAAAAGAATCACCGTCAATATCAGTGGAATAAATACCGCTTGACGGATTGTCAACACCCGCATTTTCACAATTACCGCCCGGTACTAATGTAAAATCTCCCGCTGCCGCGTTTGTAAATTCATTAGCCCAATTACCCCCACTAGGAGATATTATATTAGTTCCTGTATCTCCATCATCATCAGCGTTATGATCAATTGTTACAACCGCACCGCCATCTATTTCCCAATCATCACCATTTCCAAAGACGGCACAGTTTTTTACATTGCCCGTTGTTCCATTGTCGTATTGTATGGCATCCGCACCAGCCCCATAGAAAATGCTATTATAAATATCTACATTACCGTTATCAACTCTTATACCGTCAAGCCCACAATTTTCAATGATAGAACAATATATTGTCAATTGCAATTCGGCATCGTCAACGCGAAAAGCGTTATAGGCACTTGCAGGAGATGTAATCCTACAATTACCAAATCTAATATCTGAAGTGCCTATCAATCCAATTGAAATGGCATTTTTAGAACTAGAAGAATAAATTTCTTTTATTTGTAACCCTATTATTCTTACATAATCCTCATATATTTTCAAACTTTCTGAATCTGTTTCTTCCAGTCTATATCTATCAGTATCCCAACTTGTTTTAACAGCCTTATCGGTGCTGGCGGCTTCAATTTGTATATAATCAGTGGCGCTGGTAGTCCAGCCAATCATAGTAACCCCTGTTGTATCAGCAGTTCCGCTTGAAGCTCTAAAATAAGCATGGTGCCAGTTGTTGGCTGTATCAAGATCGGTTTCCTCAGCGGCTTCCCATGCTGCCATTGACGAATAGGCATTGGTCCAGTCTGCACCTGTACCACCGCCGCCCACCACATCCGTATCTGTATATGTAATATCTTCAGCCATTATTCTACTTTGTCGATAATAGTAACATCGGTTAAAATTTTAACTTTTATGATATCCCCGGCTGTAAAATTTCCATCTAATTTGTAACGGGATTTATACATTATTCTTTTTTCATCATAATAGTATGGAGTTTGCTTTTTTTTCAAATCAGAATAACCCGCATCTTCAATTATTAATAAAGCAAATACATCTTTGCGCCAACCTGCGCCAGTTGGGTTTTCCTCTGTCGCAAAGCCTCTATTTTTGCGAACCTCTACGAAATCTCCTTTTACAAATTTGGCGTTATATTTATCCTCTAAATTTGATAAATATTTAGCTTTTTCAATCACTCCCAAAAAGGGGTTGTTTAAAATTTTTTCGCGGTTATACTCATACCCCGTCGATTGATTACTAATGGCAATAGTCTCTTCATCAAACCAGTGTGATTGCCTTGCGTATATCAATGCTTCTGCCATTATGTCAAACCTTAAATTTAATGAGCGGATTTCTCCATCACTGTTATTGATTAAGCCTGAGCCATATCAAAGACACCAGTCGCATCCCAGATTATTTTAAAGTCAGCACCGTCCGCCGCCTGCTTGTTTGCTCCCATATCCCCAATGTAAACGAGTGGGTCGTTCGTTGCGGTATCATCCCATATTGTATAATAATATGCCGCTGTCCCTGGTAGATTCCCGCCGCCTGCCGTCCAGGTGATATCAACAGCGTCAATATAGGCAAGATCGTTACCGTCGTCATCAGTCGCAGTAAACGCGACTTCTTTTGTTTTCTGTGTGTACCCATTCCCAGTACCGCACATTGAGTCATACGGATCTGATCCGGTCTCAAATGTATCATCGTCAGCGTTCGGAGTGTACGTATCATCTATCAAGTCGATATAACACGTATCATCCTCCAAGTCAACTTCGCCTTTCATCATGAGAAAAAATAAATTGTGAGGAATTATATCAGCCATTAGTTACCGCCTTTTGTTGTATGATTACCAGCTTTAGGGCCGATTGTCAGCGTCTTTACATGCTGAATGATTACATCGCCTTTACCCTCTTTGATTGCCTTTTTTCTCTTTGCCTGCAATTCTTTAAGCAATTTTATTTTTTCGTCAGGCATACCGAGCGCCTTTGCGGTTTCCGGCGTCAACGTTCTCAACGCTTCATTCTCCTGTAAAATACCATTAATCAATATGGTTATTTTATGGAGATAGATTTTAGAATCCCGTCGCACTCCCTGTGCAATCTCCCTTTCTTTTCTGAGTTCGTCATAACTCATTTTCTGGAGCTTGTCATCTGATATGACAGTCATATTAATTACGCTCAAACCGTCCTCCTTTTGTTATAATTCAGTTATCGTTATTAATCCAGGTCGTATATGTTCGTCATCGTCAACGGTTGTCGCCTCTGAAGCAGGCACCGTCACCGCCGCCGCAAATGCCCCGTATGTCAATGCAGTGCATGCCAATGATGATTTATATAATGTCTCTCCGGGAGACATCGCGTTCATTAATGCCTCAATCGCATCCTCAATTGCATCGGTATCAACGTTTCCACCCTCCGGCGCTGTGACTGTTATGGTTACTGCCTGAGTAACCGGGTCGGATGAATGCACAGAAATTGACAGCATGCCAAGGGGCCGGACTGATTCTATGTATGTCTCGGTTGCCCGTCTTAACAGTTCCTCTGGGCCGTCAACTTCATAGGCTACCGGTGAAGAGGTAAATATATCCGTATCTAATGCCAATGTGTTTAAATCGTCAACAGCCGTAACAAGTGCGGTAGTATTATCAGCCGTGTTAGTAACCGCGTCACCGACGGCAACTTCGTCGGTTACAAAGTCAGCGCCGGAATCAACCAATTTATTTGCGGTAGTGCTCGTATTCGTCCCGCTTGATATTAGATCATTTACAATCGTTTCATCATTCGGTATAGTATATATTCCGACAGTGCCAAGTACGCCGTCAGGATTGGGCGTTACCTTGACAAGCGCATTGTAATATGTCACACCTCCGTAAATCACGTATGAATTATCTTGATCCAAAGCCCAATTTTCAAAGTCCTGTTTGTTTCCCCCGGCCGGCGGTTGTCTCATGAAAGCGAGTATTTTATTTAAATATGTCGCGTCAGTATCATCACCCGTCCGTGTGATATCGTAAAGCGCTCCCCAGTGATTTAAATTAACAGTATTCGCAAGGTCGGGAAAATGCTGTTTCGCTATCCAGTCCTGATAACGATATAATCCCCAGAGCATCGAGGAAAGAACAGAGCCTTGAATGAATACCGGTGATCCGATAGAAACGTCAGGAGAGCTGGCAAGGTTACTATAATCTGTCAATACATCTGTCAATAAATCATCGAAATCTTTCTCAAATGGTAAAGTCGTCATCAGGCCCTCCAACTGTTCTAAAATATGAGACCGTTACCGGTATCCCGTTAGCTTGTATTGCTTCGACTTTATAATTTATTCGACCGGTATCTCTTAGGTCTTTTTCAACTATTACGGTAATGCTCTTTGCTTTCCCGGAATCAAGTAACCATTGTAAAGCTTTAATTATTCTCGATTTAATTAAATCGATATTGTTTACAGTTACTTTTTTGATGTCGCTAAGGTCAAGCCCGAATGATGGATTAAGAAACCAACTACGTTTTTTGATACCCAGTGTTGTATATATATTCGTCGAAATATCTTCCGGTTGATCCCATGACATTACAGGATTGCCGTTCGCGCCTTGTGTTATTGAAAAGTGCATTATTGTCCTGTCACTTTCTGCGTCTTATTTCCTGGCGTTGTTGTAAGCGCTGCCATTGCAGGATCGGTCGAGGGCCCCGCTGCCGCCCCAGATACCGGATGAGTATGAATAGCCAAAGGAGAAAGTGCCGCCGCTTTTACCAATGCGTCAAGCGCTGCTTTTCCCAGTTCAATATCTCCATTAGCTTTTAATGTGATTGTATTATTATTATTTTTAATCTCTATCTTACCGTCAACATCGATTTTTATATATTTATTAGCATCCGCATAAACCGCAACATCTCTTTCGTTCGTCAATGCAGGTCTATTCGTTGCGGGATCGGCAGTCGCAATCATAGACAGGTTGTTATCTTCATGTATTATTATTCCTATTGATCCCTCAGGAGGAATAGAAGTGAATCCTACATGCTGAAAATATGACCTATTGACTATCTGTTCATTCGGCCTGCCAAGTGCATTGACGACTTTTTGATAATCCCCGTCAGTCACATCGGTAATGATACATTTAAACATTCTCATTTATAAGTCCTGAATGAATAATTTTTCATGTGATAATCTTAATATAGTTTTTGAACCGGCATTTTGATCAAAAATAAAAGTGCGTCCATACAATACAAGATGCCGATATACATCAATGATATCATCATACACATTGACATATCGATTAATTGTCCATACGTGTCCGTTATCCGCAACGTGTCCAGGGACTTCATACGTGACGGTATAACCCGCTATCCGTTGATTTTCCCGCGTCATAATTGCGATCTTTTCAGGGTCTCCCTCATCGCTATTAATATGTTGTGCAAAATATTTTTTACCTGGCAAAGTCGAATCGGTTGCAATTGATTCTTTGTTTACATGCGAACCACTATCGAATGCTTTTCCCTCGCTTTGGCTTGTTACCGATATCGTTGAATAACGTCCGGAGATATCATCATTCTCGGTTGCGCTTAATACATTGTTTCCTTTGCCGTCTTTTCTATTAACAATATTATATACCACGGTATCGGCATATCGTTTTTTATTTAGATCACCAATGTAAAGCGTTCCATTCTCTTGATATAATATTTCGTATCCCGCCGCGTCAACGAGTTCATGGATTTTTGAAAATACTTTATCACCAATCTCTATTTTAAAATGCTTTTTATTTGCGAGCGCTGTAAATTCCGCATCGTATGACGTCACATCATTGCGGGAGCTTGCCGTATCACTTTCATTTACATCTGACAATACCGCCGCATTTCTATCGGTGATATCTGCTGCAAGATTAAATCCGGTTGTATCTGTACTTTCATCGATCGTACCCTTGACTTTAGTGTAAAAATTAGTTTGAGCTATAAGCGTTTCAATGATATCTGACTGGTCATGGTCATTGAAGTCTTTAAAATTGTTACAATAGCTTTCGACTAAAATTGAAGCCCGATCTTTCCCGGACAATTGAATACCTCTTTGATTCTTATTGACTATTTTATTCTTACGTTGAATAATACCTCGAAAATAAACTCTATTATTAACAAGAAACTGTATTCCATATCCTGTCTGTATATCAGCGTCAAGGTCGATTAATACTAATGAGAATGCGCTTGCAACAACGCCATACTGCATATCAAAGCTGTACGAACTGTATTGGTTATTGTCAGATACCATTTCACCGTTTCTTTTCGTTATTATTATTTTTACATCTTGAAACATAATTAACTCGCCGGCACCAATACTTTGACATCACCATTTGTAAAATTAGGATTCAATATATCTGGATTCAATTTCAATATTCTCTCTGCTGCGTTATAGGTTAATCCGTTATCCATTGTTACTTGGTGCATGCTCTGCAATGGATATGATTTAGTTTCTATTCTATCCCTGTCAAGCTTTATTCTGCTGATATAATCTTGCAGCTTACGTGACTGCTCCTGAAGTGGCCTGTTATCCCGGTCTAATAATATAGCTTCATTGATTAATTTTCTCACTTCATATAATGAAAACTCTAATTCTGTCAATGTCATAATGTCAGGAAGGACCACCGCTCCGATATAATTACCCATAATATCAAATGATATCGCACCTTCCTTCGTTTTGATCTGCCGAAAATTTTGGTCATCTTCGTCATATATAACGCCCGCCTCGTAAGCTACCCTTGACGCTCCCATTATATGTACATTCCTAGCATTCGCTCCCGATAGCGTTGCTTTTAAATCTCTGACACCTACAATGAGATTGTTTATAAAAGACGCGGGGGCATTCCTGCCTGTCTGGTATAGTTGTACCACCCTGTCAATAGACCTGTTTAATGATTGCATCATAAGCCCCGGAGTACTCGTACCATAATTAATTGTATTGACAATTGAATTTGCAGGCGTTGTCAGTGTGTTTAAATAAGTATTCATATCAGCTATAAACAATTGTGCGCCAGCCGTCCATTGTACCGCGCTTGTTGCGTCGGCCTGAGACTCCTCTATCTTATCGGTTACTTTGGCATTCCCGTCCGTCCAGGCTTTAGTCATATCAGCAACGATATACTTGATTTGAGATATTTCTTCAGTCGTCGTTTCTTCGATGAATTCAAATGTTATCCTTACATACTCGTCAGTATCATCATGATAGCTTGACACGCTATTAATTTTTCCAACTATCTCACCATATTTCGGATGCGTAAATGTATAGTTGTCTCTTTTGCTACGGATATATTCAAGGAAGAAAAAGTGTTCATTATAAGTTGGCATGACAATATTGCCGCTTGTACTCCATCCGGGAGTTAATGGGGGATTATCCTGAAAACTACAATCAACCGACATTCTCCGGGGACGCATGCCAAGATGATTTATCTTATTTTTATTAGTAAATGGGAATTCATATATTGCCAAAGACGCTTCAAAGTCATCACGAACTCTTTCAATGTCAAGATAATAGTTGTCTAGTTTAGGAATGTATCTATCGGGCATTAGAATCCTCCTATCCTTCCCCTGGTTCCGAATGCTGAAACCGTTTTGCTTTCCGATCCCCTGTCACTATTAATCTGTGTTTGTAATGTTGCCCCTTCTTTTAATACGTTGCCCGACTCATCGACAGTCGTTTGCGTGTTTAAGTTTAATTCTATCTTGTCAATCATTTCTTTTCCGTATCTTTCTCGCAACGCCGCTTTATTTCCTGATATTGATTGACCTACCGGGGTTAATCTGCGTCCGATCTCTGCTATGTTTTGATATCCGTGTGCCAATTCCTCCGCCGCTTTTCCGGCAAGTTTAAATGGTAGCGCCGCTATTTTTCCCCCTTTGTAAATAAACCTGATCGTATCCCCTATAACCTTGAAGGTATCTTTCAATTCCTGCAATCCCTTCGGGTCATCAATCATTCTACCGATAGAATCGGCTATATCATTAAGTATACCAACAAGAGCCTCATCTGCAAACATAGTCAATGCAGCGGCCATACGCTCAAACCCTTGCGAGGATGTTTCAGCAACGCGCTGGAATTTTCTTTCGAAGTTTTCGGTTGCATTTTCGCCTACCCTCAAAGACCTTGCAAATTCAGAGAATTCTTCATTGTTGTTCCTAAATTCAGCAGCGAGTACTTTCATTGTTTTTATTGAACGCTTCCCAAATATTTCAATTAATTTTGTAGCATCTTTAGCGGTTTTCTGTCCTGTCGCCAACATTATTTCTTTCATTATAGCATCTAATGGTCTTAACTCCCCCTTTTTCCCAAACACGTTAACATTGAATTTCTTTTTAAGTAAATCTGTTTTTTCAAACAATGCACTTAAAACTCTGACCGCCGATGTCGCAGCCTCCTCTGGAGTCCCGGTCTCTCCAGCGGTTTGAATTAAAGCACCGAAATTAATCAAATCCCGGCGAGTACCAAACCCGGCGCCTTTGAATGCTCCGAATAGCTTTTCCCCTTGTGATGCAAGATTGGCAATGTTTATCTGCGCAATATCACCTTGCGCTGCCAGGATTTCAACATATTCTGCTATTTCACTATTTTTTAAATTCCTACCAGTCCCCTTGAATGCATTACTGATAGAAGCAAAGAGAGCGCCGACGTCCTTAGCCTCCGCTTTTGTACCTCTTAAAATCTTTGCCAATACTTCAAAATTATCTACAGCTAAATCTATCTTTCCCGACTTGTCAACTATTTCCTCAAAGGTTTCCATTATTACATCTCGTTGCACACCAAACGCTAACGATGTTCCCATTATATTTTTCCGGATTTCCATTTGTCTTTTATTGGTAATGTCCATTGCGCCGGCTATCCTGGCAAGCGCAACGTCAAACTGCAATATCTCCCTGGCCTTCATCACAACCCCGATACCTCCACCGATACCAAGCAATCCAAGCCCACGCATCCCAAACCGCCCGACCCCCCGCATTATCCTTTGTCTACGCGCTGCGAATCGTTTTAATATCCTCTCCCTTGCCCTGGCTTCCCTTCTCTCTGAGCGTATCGCTTCGCGCTCACGTTGCTTGCGGTCTCTCGCAACGGCCATATTGGCACGTTTACGAATAGCCATTGTTTTACGGACTTCGGAAGCGGTTATGCGTTCTATTTTTTTGGATGACGCTTGAGCTTGTTTCTCCCGGCGCTGTGTTGACTTCTTGTTCGCTTTGTCAAACTTATCCATAAGCTTGAGCATTTTCTTATACTCACGCTTGAGATCGTCAGCGTCTCCGGTCATCGTTATTCTTACATCGTCAGCCATTGTCAACTTTCTTTTGAATGTTTACCAACACGATAAGTCTTACCGGCGGGCTTTTTATCCGAGGATTTACTGAAGTCGTCAACGGCCTTCTGCATTACATGCAAGTATAGTATCTGGCCGTCGGTTAAATCTATTGCTTCTTTGCCAAAAAAAGCGCGAGCCTTTTCAGCGTATTGATATCTGATAATTCCGAAATCGCCTCGTCTGTGTTTTTTTTTACGTCGAGTACAAGCTTGTCAAACTCTTCATCACTTATTGTTGACGGACTCGGTGAATACTTTTCATGCAATTCGTCAAGCTTGTCAGCGAAATAATTTTTTGCGTCAACCGTTAACACAGAACGGAAATCGGTAATGTTCTTATATAGTTGTTTCTTCGTCTCCGGATCTTCTATTGATTTGCATAATAACTGCGTTTCCCTTTCAGCGTTATAAGAATCTACATTTTCGATTCCGATTTTAATATCACTGAATATTTTATCAGTCGCAATGGTCGCCTGTAAATTATCATTCTCGGTACACAGACGCATCTTAACTGAACCATCCTCAATCCCAGGCCATTCAGCATCACCCCTGACCGCGGTACCTGCTTTTATTCTGTCAAGTAAACTCATTATAACTCCTCAGTTAATACGATCTGTTAAGTACAATGATCTTCGATATACAATCTCAGCGCTTCGATAAACTTTTTTCCATGCTGCATTGTCTGAGATCCCTCTACCGCTCTACATGCCTTGATTACCCTGGCTTTATTAGCGAATGCCGGGACGAGGATCTCTTGAATTTTCCCGTAATCAATAGCAGCAATCTCCTGCTTGATTCCCTTATGTGTTGTTATGAGGGTATCGTTGATTACGACAAGCTCGTTAATTCTCTCAACCAATGCACCGTTTTTGATTTCCAGGTCAAGCTTGACTTTATTGTATCCATTGCGATCTTGATTACGCTCATTAATTTCATATATCAATTTATCTTTGAACGTTTCCATATCCTTTTCGAGTTCATTAATCCTACCCTTTGCCTTTGATAGTTCAGGGTCAAGTTGTTTCCGAGTGTCTTGTTTCTTTTTCTGCATAATAATTTACTCCTCAGTTAAACTATTCATCGACTCTGGTTTCAGCGCCGAAAGTCTTCGTTGCTGTATTTTCAGTTTCACCGTCAGTGGTGTCGTCCCCAGTTTCCATTGTATGAACGCCGCCGTACGTTCTCCTTGACCCGTCGGGATATTCCACCGTCATAGTGCCGTTTTCCACATTGTCAAGGTCGATCGGTGATTTCGGTATCGGTTTCTTTACATTTACAGAGAAACCATATCGAGGAGTCATTTTTGCGAATCCGGTCTTGTTCATTAAGTTGACCTGTTTCGATTTCGTGACCGAATTATCAGTGAATGACTCAAATTCTTCAAACAGTTGCCCATCCACCTCCAGCACACACGTATTTACATATTCCATTGTAAACCCCTTTTAATTATAATAAAAGATCAATACGATTTGCGATTATATGCAATCCATTAACTACGTCAACAGGTATCTTGGCGTTAATTCGATTTGCGTCCTGTAAATCAGATTCACATATTACACCGTCTTTATTTGCTTCGACTTCTTCGACTATTTCAAGTTGTTCAAGCTGTCCCAGCACGTTAAGTATCTGTGTCTTGACTCTTGCAGGCGTCTTGGTTGATTTCTTCGCTCTGGGGAATCGTTGCGCCTGCCGTGTCTCAATGGCAAGCTTGACATAAAACAACGTCCTCGGAGTCGTGATATCCAACATGCTCACATCGGGTATACTGTTTGCATCAAGGGTATAGGTAGTTATGGCGCGAACAATTCCAACTTCCTCACCGGCCTGGACTTCAAGAGGTGTGACACCATTTTCGAGGCAAGATTCCTGCTGACTCCTGGACAATCTCTGAGCAAGCGCCGCCGGAGCGATGCCGGTTAATACGAGCGTATTCAAAGGACGGGCCGGATCTTCTTCCCCCGCGACAACAGCGGCATACGCGGCACCGATTTCATAATCAAGAGAATGACCGATCTCAGTTGTCTTCGTATATTTATGATATGCAACTGACATCCATTCACTGTTTAGAGTTGTTCCCGCGAGCGTCTCGAGTGTGGCCTGTACTCCGGTATAACCAAAATAACCCATAGCTGGACGATCTTCAACGGGTGCAATCCTTGATACGAGGTGCGCCTTTAGAAGCGCGAGATTTGTCGCATCGTTGTTCGCAGCAAATATAATATCATAATCTCCTGGGAAGATTGCCGTTAAACAATTTGCTATACTTGGATCGGTAGCGCCCGATGCTGGCTGGACTACTGAAAAATCAGTCGTTCCGACATTATTGTTTTTGAATGATATGGGAATGCTATTTCCAAGCAATCCGTCATTTCGCGCTGTCAATGTAACAACCGCCGTCGCAACCGCCGCAGTAACCGGCATATTATGTTCCTTTTCATTTATCGCAGCATCAACCGCCGACGCGATATCATTTACCGCGTCCCCGCTCGTGACCGTAACTTCAACACGCTCGTTCCCTATCCAGATTTCAAAGCTTCCTGTTGAACTTGCAATACCTGATACGGTAATAGTTCCTTCTGCTGGCGTGCCAGATGCGTCAACCATCAATATAAGCCATAGCTTGACACGTGGGTTCGCCTTTAATGCAGCGCGACAACATAGATGCCCGTGTGATCCCAGACCAGCATACAACACCGCGTCTTCTTCAGAAAATATCCGGTAAGGCGTTTCCACTGTCGCTGAACCACTCGCAGTCATTTGCGCGATAATAACCATCTTTTGAGCGTTGGATGGTAAAGACCGGACAGCAAGCGACGTATTGAATTCTGTATAACGCCCCGGCTTCCGAATTCCTGACCCAATATTATCAAATGTAATATTTTCACTCGCCATTGTAAACTCCTAGATTTATGGTTTTAAATTATCTTTCGTTGCTTTTTTGTTGGCCACTGATACGGCCAGTACAAGCGTTCCCTCATTCAATTTAACCGTGACATTGTGGTCAAGGTTGACAGGTCGATACGTTTCAGAATCCTGCATTTTTCCCTGAACTTTAAACCTTAAATCTTTGCTTGCTGTTTTTACCATTACTTTCATTGTAAACTCCTTTTATGAAACGATTGCCCTGTCTGTTACCCGCCGCCAGTCTGTACCGTCAGAGAATGCGGGTACCGCTCCGCCGGTTTCGTCAGTGACCGCTACCATTCCGCTTATGTTACTCGTTGCATTTGGTAGCGTCGCAACTGTATAGCGTTTTAACCTTGGAAAATATATTAACGATGTCCATGCCGTCGAACCGTCACCGATTTTCATGCAGCCTGTGTCCGATTCTATGCCCCCCTCACCTTTAAGTAAAGTAGGATTAGCGGCCGTCCACTGTGCCGATGTACCTATTTTTAATTGTATCGGTTGCCATTTAGATGCCATTATGATGAACTCCCCGGGAATCCGCCATATATCGGATTGCCTCCCAATTTAGAACCTGGATGCCCACCATATATACCAGGCAATACACTGTTTGTTGAAAATGGATCTCCGCCATAAATACCGAGTATGGTGACAAGCCCCTCTATATCCTGCACCCCGTCGTCAACCGGGTCCTGCAGAAAATAATGATTTACTATCGTTTCCAATTCTCCGAGGTCTTTCTCTGTATCCTTGTGTATGTTAAACGAGCATGAAAGGTCTAATTGATAGATGAGATATTTTGCAGCGCCATATTTTGCGTCAGTTACATTATTGAATGACATCGGTTTCAAAGAATCTTGAAGAGGTAAACCTAACTTTTCAAGCAATAGTACTTTCGCTATTGCAGATACCAACCGGTAAGACATAAACCGCCGCGACTCTTCACTTCCCAGGTGTTGTATCATGATAAATAAACTTACAATAACACTCTGTTTGTAAGTTGTCAATGTTACCTTTTGAAAAGCACCTGCATTTATAGATATATTAACGACAGGACGTTCAAGCGCACCGGTATTACGGTCAACGAGTTCATTAAAGTCAATTTGATCAACCTTTAAGCCCGCTGACTTTAGCTTGTTAAGAATCCCGTTAGAGACTCTTTCTCCCATTTCTTCGACTAATATGTCGCCCATAATGTACTATCGTATATCCTGTCTGTTGATTCCTTGTTTGTTTTAATTATTGTCGGCTCGTCTGCCGTAGGGAAAGGTGTTATTTTTCCGGATTGTATATCTTTCAAAGTAATCATGCAATCTTTATGATCCCTTGCAATTGCCTCCGGTAAAGTCGTTTGCAACTTACGGCGGAATAAATAATAAACAGATAACCGCGTTGCCAGATCAACTATCATTGCAGGTAAATCGACATCCTCAATATCATCGGGGTATCGGCCTTTCATGCTTGCGTCAATAGTTTTCCGTGACTGTGCAATAACGTCATCAGCAATCTCCTGAACAATCGAACCCGTACCATAATCATCGGTCAACTGCTCAATCTGCTTTGCAGGCATGTATTTTTTAATGTTTGCTAGTGTCGTATATGCCATTCATCAACCTTATTTAAAAAAAGCCAGGCCGTGTGAGACCTGGCCTTTCACTGTTAGGAAGTAATATGAACAAGCCGCCGTTAGGTAAGAGCGGTATCTTTCCACAGATAGCCAAGGTCAGCGCCGACTGCTGCGATGTCGACGTCTTCCTCGGTATCATACATATCTGAATGACGAGCGTTTTCCCGCCATGTCGTTGACAATCGAGATTGCCCGTTAATCTTTTTAAGCCGATATTGATATCCGGCTGACGGAATTTTGAGTCCAGCGCGAGGTGGTTTGTAATACAAAAAGCCCATGCCTTTAGTTGGAGCTGATGCATTTGCCCATATCCACTGGCTCGTAAAAGTATCTGCGATTACCTCTTCGTCAGTATTTTTTACAGCCGCGCCTATGATAATATTTTCAATATTAATCAAAGACTTCAACGCACTAAGCGTGACAAGTGCGTCAGCGCTTAATTCGCGCGGGTTCATGAGTGCAAGCAATGCGGGCGCTACCTGTAAGGCGCTCCATGCAGGCCAGTCCAGAAATAAACTGTTTACCAATACGCCGGTATTGGCAAGAATGGTATCTCTCCCGGTTCTGATATCGGCAAGAAACGTATCACTCGAAGCAGTACCATGTCCCCACCCACCTTCAGCGTCTACTCCACCGGCAGATTGAGCGCTCCACGATGCAGCTTGTATAACGGCAGCTGTTCTTATTTCGCGCTTAAGATCGAGCTTGTCAGATATCAACTCTATTGTGTCAATGTCCGGTTGAATCGGTAATGATCCCGGTTCTCTTGCCATCTGCCTTTCTTCATCTGTGACCATTGCAGCAGCGGCATAGTTAATCGGATTAAGATTTGTGGTCGTTATCCGAACCTCGATAATCGGTGCAACTCCTCCGGGCGCTCTTACCTGTGCCTCATCCCGATACCATGCCCCCTTGACATCCTTTGCAACTTTCGCCTGCTTATGGACTCCATCAATAATAGGGAACACCTCGTCAGCAACATAGCCAAGGTTTCGATAGGCAATACTTACGTTCTGTAAAGCGCCTCGCACAATTAAACTTGCTGGATTCGCTATTGTCATGTTTTATTCTCCTCGTTTAAATTTATGTTTCAGTTAATTGTTTACGAAGCTGCCGAAAGTCCGGTAGCTGCTGCATCTGCGTTCAATGCGTCGATAGCTGCTTTGTTATTGTCAACCGCTCCGTCAAGTTCTCCGACATCGGCTATGAGAGCGAGAACCGATACACGAAGCGCGGCGACATCAACGACAAGCGCGTCAATGTTTGTATGGATTTTATCAGCGTCAGCCTCGGCAGTTGCTCCCCACCCGGTATTTTGAACAGAATTAGTATCACCGATAACGACTCCGGTTGGCGCTCCAGGATCGGCACCGGTCATTGCTGCCTGTGCCGTCGGATCTGCATTATGCGTCGGCTGAACAACCGGCGTCGCATCCCATAAACCGATTTTTTGACTGGGATCAGTTCCGAATTTTGTGCCTGACGTAGTATGACAAACGATATTGACAGCATCAGGGAATGTCATTAACGCAGACGCAAGTGTCACGACTCCGGTAACCGTCAACGACTGCAATGTCTCTGCCCCCTGTAAATCATCAGCAGTTCTGAAGAGTTCAATTTCAGCGAGGTCATCCTCTGCACCGGTTGCCTTTGTTACGAAACCGCAGGCGTACTGACTGGCTACGGCAATCTGTGCCTTACCGTCAGTAGCAGGACCAACATAATCACCGACCGCAAGCGCTTCCTTCGAAACAACCTTCGTCATATTGTTAACCTTGACATTTGCTTCCTGCCCGGTATTAGGAGCATTCTGCAATACTCCGAGTATTTTATCGGTAATATTGTCAGCAAGGTCAAGAGCGTTGTCACTTTCAATTGTTACAAAAAGATATTGCGAGCCAGTCAAATCCTCCCCCGCAGGTTTCGATCTGTAATCACCATCCTGAATTGAAGCCATGTTTTTTACTCCTGTTTATTATGTGAATAAATAATTACTGTTCAATTGTTTGGTTCGCAGCATCGTAAAGCGATGGGTCTTCCTGACACGCCTGGCTAACAGCCTGCGAGTATGTAATCGGTGTTCCGGCCTTATTCATTTCAGACAACAATTTTTTTGCTGCGACGTCAACCGGATCAACTGTACCCTGGTTATTCTGACCGTCTCCCCGCTTGTGTTTGTCGGCAACGTGTTTGTCACCAACAATGAGTGACTTCGGGAGTTCTGACAACATCGTTTTGTATGTGTCAACTTTCGGAGTCTCTGTCTTGCCGTCCTTGTGGCCTTCTTTATCCTTTTGATACTTCTCTTCCATCGTATCCACATGGGTATCAACGTCGGCAGGTCTTATTTTGCCTTCGCCTACGAGTTTGTCACAGAACGACTTAAAATCAACCTTGCGACCTTCGACTGCTGACGTTTCCGCAGATGCAAGTTGGTTCTGAACGGTGGTCGTAAGAGTATTATTTGTATCAGTCAACTTCTCAACGCTTCCCTGCAACTTTTCGTTTTTCGCCTTGAGATCCTTGACTTCTTGTTCCAGCTCTTTATCTGCCATTGTGTCACTCTCCTTTTTAGAGTTTAACATTTTCTTGATAACATCAATTAATTTGCTTATTTCAGTTTTGCCGTTTGTCGGCTCTGTATATTCCTCTATGTTATCATTGCGTTCAATGTCATAGAGATTCATCACGGTTTCTGGTATCTCTCCATATTCGTAATTGTTAAAGTCGAAACAATCAAGCACGTCCCCTTCCTCAGTTACCAGGTCGGCAAGCCCTAACTCGTGCGCTTCATTTGCAGATAGCCAGGTGGTTTCTGCGAGCATGCCTTCAATTTCTTTGTTGGTTTTCCCTAAACGTGTCTTATATGCTAATATAATACTTTTTTCCATTTTATCAAGCGCTTCGGCTTGCTTTCTCAATTTAATCGAATCAGCACCAAAGATACCGTCAATGAAGGGCTTGTGCATCATCATCATTGACGTTTCAGGCATTTCAATAATGTCTCCGGCCATAGCGATAACTGACGCTATCGAAGCGGCTACCCCGGAGACTTTGACTCTCACCTCCGACCTGTGAGATTTCAATGCGTTGTATATTGAAAAACCATCAAAGACCGATCCCCCTGGACTGTTTATATCAATAGAGATTACAGATACATCTTTGTTGTCTAATAGCAATTTATGAAATTCCTTCGATTGCATTCCCCAGAAACCTATCTCGTCATGAAGTATTATATCCAGTTGCTTTTTAGTCTTGTCAAGATAGTGCGTATAGCATGGGACTGGATTCTCTTCCGATCTCTTTGAGGGGGTAGCTAATTCGAGTTCGCTGTGTTTTACTTTATGCCTGTTTAACCAGCTTGCAGTTGAAACAGGTGTCCATTCTTTTTCCTGGAATCGGAGAGCTTGCGGAATGAGAGTCTCTTTATTATCTTTCGATTGAACAAACCATATTACGGATATATTCTCCGGGATTATGACACCTTGTACTTTGCGGTTTCCTGAGCCTTTGGTCCGGTTAACGCGGGTATGTTCCGTAGTGACACTGATTAGATTCGCGGAATGTTCTCCGAGGTATGGCATTTGTTAAGCCCCTAAATAATGATAGCTCCCCTGTTTTCACAAGGGAGCTTTCCACGTGGTACATGCTTTAATTGCAGGCCATTTATAAACCTTCGCTTCTTGGTTTTAAATTCCGATTAATAACCTAAATATAATACAAAACTCATAAAATAATTCTATTTTTTTCATGCCCTTGACTTTCGCAAGTGCTTTTTGAACATCGCATTTATAGTTATGATATCTTTATTCTTAGCAAATAAATATTTTCTCTGTGTGATATTTCTTGCGGGATAGCCAAAATTATGCACTGCCTGGTATGGGACTCGCGTTCCGATCGCTACCCCGTTCGGTACAGGTTCAACATAAATTGAGTTCATGAGGGTGTCTGATTTTCGCAGTATCGGCCACAGTTGATCTACTTTTCTCGGTTTCCATTTTCCACCGTAAGACGGTGAGCCTCCAATGATAAAATTTTCCTGAACCGATTCCTTTACCACTCCACCGGCTTGACGCCAGGGCAACGTATTAATAGCTCTCATCAATATACGCAAGCGATGCCGTGCCGCTGCCTGGTTAACTTTCGTCCGTATTATCACTAACACCTCGCATCAAGTGAAGGTTCAACATCCTGGGGAGAACCGCGTTGAGTTAATTCTACAAGGACCACATACCCACATTCTGGATTCATACAACGTATTGCCCTGTCAGTTATATTAACATTCTCACTGTGACATTTCGGACATTCAATCCCTGCCGCCATATCAAACCCCCTTTAATAACAATATACCAAATCCGATTAATACCGGTACCGCGCCTCCAATTAATCCCCAGATACCAGCTTTCACTTTAAGCGTTGCAATGTCTATGCTTATCTTGTCAACCTTCTTATCTATCTCAACATAGCAACCGTTTATTCTCTTCAATTCTTCAAGTACGTACTTACTCCATTCGTTCCACGTATCTTTATCAGTCATTCTTACCTCCATCACCAGTGCCGACCGGTACCGCCTCAGGTACCGCCTCAGGCACCTCTATCAACTCAAAGTCGTCATCCGTAAAGTTGTATGCCCGTTTATAATAATCAGCCGTAAGCTTAACCCGCTTATCTGCATCCTGAATGTCCTTGTCCCGCTTCGCTCTCGTTTCCTCTACTTTCTCTTCTGCAAATAGCTTAAACGTAGGCGCCGGACGGCTCGAACCAATATTTAAATTATGCGTAATCCTTATTAGCTCACTGAATGCACCTTCGATAATCTTAGCGTCACCTTCGACAATATCATCCCGAACTTCCATGTGTGACTTTGTTGCAGCGAATGAACCGCCACTCACCTCGGTTGTGAGATTCGTTCCCAGTATTGCCATTGCAATCTCGACGTTCATTGTGTCAATGTAAGTTTTATGCGCTGACTGCTCACCCCCCTTGCCTTTACTTGTCTCTAACAGCTCGACCTCAAATTCTTCAGGAGTAACCGCAATTGCATCCTGCACCATATTTTCAAGCATATCTGCGATTTCTGTTATTCTTTCTTCTTTCGCCCCCGCCTCCGCTTTCGCATGAAGAAAGGGCATTCCATATTTCTCAACAAAGATTGTCCAGAACTTCATGCCATTTCTCCTGAACGTGACCGGCCAATAGCATGCAGATAGAACCGCTCTCCCATACGGATTATCATACGTCGCTTCGTTCCGGGCAATGATAAATTTGTTCTCTGGCAACTCCTCGCCTGATATCATGTCTTCCATTGACAAGAATCTCAGTTCATTGTCTTCGTCATACTTAAACCAGCGCGGAGGCTTGCCGACAAATTTACTAGGGATAATCTTCCCGCCGTCAGTTTCCCATATAATCTCCATCGGCTTGTACCCGTACATCCATGCGTCAAGCACTTCAGAGAATATGTCTTCCAGCTTATAATTATTTATATACTCCTTGTGAAAATCAATATCCGCTTCGTTGACATCCTCTCCAACCAAATCCCACTCCATAGCCTTGACAGCCGACTTCCGAGATGTGACACACGCACTAACCCTGGAATCAAAGGCAAGGTCTTCATAAACATCTATCGCCCTTCCTAGTTTCCTCAATATCGGATCTGGATTCGGGAGACCTCCGAGAATGACCGACATAAAATCAATCGTGTATTCCCGTGATGCAATCTCTTTCGTCAACCCCTTCCGCGTCGCAGGCTTCTCTATTGCCGTGAGTGCCTGGTTAGTCAAATTCTGAAACCGCCTGTTTCTTCGTTTCATTATTCATACCCTTTCAATACTTTTGATTTATATTGACGTTTGCGATGTGCGCCTGTTGAGGACGGTATTGATCTATCTCTAAGATAATTAAAAGCCTGTGAAACCGCATCGACTATATCATCAGGTGTGTCCAGCTTTGCATTGAAATCACAGAGCTGGTCAACTAACATATCATTCCACCACCCATACATCAAAGCGACTTTCCTATCTTCAAACGTAGGTGTAATCGCAACGGCTCTATTTACTTTGTCAGTAATCGGGTTGATATCTTTGACCGGAAAGTTTACACTACGCTTAAATGTCTGTATCAATGGCGTACCTGTCGCTTTGTCCTCTATTAAGAATCTATGTACCTGTGATTGTCTTTCATGCCTTAAATAAAATTCCTTTGCCCGCTTGACAAGCTCCGGAAACTCCAACTTCTCACAAAAACAATCAACTATAAAATAGTTAGCTATCTCTCCACCCGTTTCAAAATTCTTCGTTTCAAGAACGCAGATTCCCGCTGTGTCATCATTCTCAGCACCCTTCTTAAATGCTGTGTCAAATGATATTATTTTACGCAACCATAGATGGTCCGGTGGGAGTTCATACACTATCCTGAACCACTCTTCGTGAAATATCTCTTCGTCTCCGATGTCTTTGAATTTACCATGTATCTCCTGTGCCCTTGTCACACGGGGAACGTCCGCTTCCATTTCCTCTATCTCAATCGGATCAAGGAGTGGGTTGTCGAACGAAGTAACCTGAATCGTTTTCCAGTTCGGTTCTTTCTTATGTAAAGCCTCTTTGGTAGCTTTGTCGTCGGCCTCACGTTTATCTTCGAGCAATTCCTCAATATCATCTTTCGGTTTGTAAGTACTCGTTTTTAAATGGCAGTCATGTTCCGGGTCTTCAAGTCCACCCTTAAGAGCAAGTTCATAATACAGCGATGTCTTTGCGGGTGCCTCGTCCTTCTTTGCTTTCTTACCTTTCGGCGTTCCCACAAAGTAAACCCTAGCTTTAAAATCCAGTATCATAGGATAGATTGTATTATACCAGAGGTCGCGTCCTTTTTGCCCTTTGAGAACTATACCAGCTTCATTGATTATGATTATGTCGTATGCGAAACCTTCAATGTTCTGTGGTTTCTCTGCCGACCTAAAATCGATAAACCCATTTAGCAAACGAAGCTCTTTCGCTTGCCGATATCCCCAGTACTCTGTTTTGATTTGTCTCAGTACAGGCATGAAATAACGATAGAAGTATTTGTCAAGATTGGTCTGTATAGTATCTACCCAGAGGATTTTTTTATTATCAAGTAAGTTATCAATACAAAAACCAGCGCAGCCGCTCGTCGCTCCGAAGCGTCGGCCTTTGGGTAAACACAGGAAGCGCTCTACAGTCTCATAGAACACTTCGTTCTGCTGTTCTGTGAATGGGATTATTAAGTCCCTGCCGTCTACGGTGATTGAGTCAGACATCTTACTTGGTATCCCTGCGCTTTACAATCTCGACTTCACATATTACCCTTTCGTATAATACACCTTCGGGGACGGGTGGAAAGTCTTCACATTCTACGATTAAATGAAAAGAATCGGCCATGTGTTCATAGTACACAGTAACCAGTTGAGAGTTTTTTGGGATATTGGTTATACCACTTCGACGACCGAACACATATAATGCCTTGCTGGCTGGTAACACATATATCTTCCTTCTCTTATCCATACTCACCTCCCCAAAATATCATCCATCTGTTCGTCGAGCTTGTCAACGAGAGCCTTAAGTATCGGATCCTTAGACGCGTTCCTGAGATACGCAACCAGGTCAATGATAGTTTCAACCAGATCCTTGATTCTCCCGGCCTTACTCAACAACCGCCAGAAATTAATCTTCACTTGTTTACGCTTTGCGATGTTAGACATCGTTTTCTCCTTTCAATTGATTGTGTACTTGTTCTGATATCAACTTCGCCAGTTCATCCAATTTGATATACATCAACTCTGGACAGTCACGCCCCCCAACAAATATCAGGTTTCTCTCTTCTGTCTGTTTGTAGATATGTTCCCTTAATTTGATGTTGTTATTATAACTCTTTTCCATTCCGTAAAGCGGGTGCCTCTCTGTAACATACAGCTTACCAGCATCCATATCTCCCCCTCAGTTAAGTTATTCAAAAAATATCATAGTGTCAACGTTCTCAATTACAGTGCCTCCCAGACCCGGCACGTTCTGCAATATATCATCGAACTTATGGGCATCCTTCTCGCCACCTTTACCCGCCTGCTCTCCAGGGCTTGACTTCTGCTTAACCGCATCAGCGATATTCTGCAACGCTTCCAACTCTTCGCGGGACCGTATAATACTGCGCTTAACATTCACATTTAACTCACCGGATATGTTCGCGTTGATTTCCAGGTCACCGACGATATCGCGCCTTTCCTCTTTCTTCTCAATCCAGGTTTCCATTATTTGAGCGTAGAGCTTTTGAGCGCGTGGTTTCTTGTCTTTGTGAGCCGTTTCTCTTATGGCCTTAATCACATTAGGTGTATGTATCTTTTCCCTTTCACAGATATATCCAAAGTCAAGGCGTTCATAATGGCGCTCTACGGTTCGCTTCGAGAGTCCGGAGTGTTCTGCTATCTGCCTATATGAGGGAAATGAATTACCTTCTTTTTCCAGCTCTCCCAGAGTGTCTAGTATCCTCTTTTGATTCTCTTCGTAGTTCTTGTAGGGTGGTCTGATTCTTGGCTTGGCAGTCAAATGAAGTCCAGTGAGAAAAATTTAGTTATCGACAGATAGCGGCTTATCAATACAATACACACAGAACGTTA